TCGTGGGTATATGTATGTTGTGAAGAACAATACTAACTTCAAGTGCCATAACTGTGGTGCTAGTTTGTCATTGAATAATTTTATCAAGAAACTTGATACCACTCTTCATAAGCAGTATACTCTTGAGAAATTTAAGGAGGGGCATACAGGAAGAAATTTTGTCAGCGAAGAACCTGTCTTTGAATTTAAGAAACCAGTATTCAAGAAAAAGTTAGATCTTCCAAAGGCATCTGAGAATGATGACGCTAGAAAATATTTGGAAGATAGAAAACTTAATCCTGAAAAGTTTTATTATACTAACAAATTCAAAGAGTGGACGAATACCAAAAAACAAACGTTTGACTCCACATATAGGGATGAACAGCGTATTATTATACCAATGTATGATAGGGGTAAGAATCTTATTGGTTTTCAGGGTAGAAGTCTAACTCCCAACTCTGTTAAATATATCACCGTGATGTTAGAGGATGAAGCACCGAAAATTTATGGACTTGAAACAATCAATGAAAAACTACCAATCTATGTGGTCGAAGGACCCTTTGACAGCACTTTCATCAACAATAGCGTGGCTTTGTGTGGTAGTGATGGTGACTTGGGTTATCTTGAGGGAAGCGACATTATTCTTGTTTACGATAACGAGCCCCGTAATCGTGAAATTGTTGGAAGAATTGAGCGATGTATCGACAGAAATCAAAAAGTCGTCATCTGGCCAAACGGTATCATAGAAAAAGATATCAATGACATGATTATTGCTGGACATGATGTAATGTCTATGATAAAATCAAATACATATTCTGGTTTAGAAGCAAAAGTTAAATTCAACATTTGGAAAAAGATATGAGCAATGGGACCAAGGTAGTTAAGAGAAATGGAAATACAGAACCTCTTGACTTGAATAAGCTTCACGTTATGGTAGAGGAAGCATGTAAAGATCTGGCAGGCGTTTCAGCATCACAAGTTGAAATGCAATCAGGAATTCAGTTTTATGATGGCATCACTACAGCAGAGATTCAAGAAATCTTGATTCGCTCTGCTAGTGATTTGATTGATTTGGATCATCCAAACTATCAATTCGTTGCTGCTAGACTGCTTCTGTTTGCTCTCAGGAAGCAGATTAATGGTCGTATTCACGATACTCTCACTGTTTACGAGCACACTAAAAATTGTGTAGAGAAAGGAGTCTATGATTCTGAGATTCTCAATCTTTACACAAAGGAAGAATTTGATAAACTTGAATCGTTTATCGATCATCATCGCGATTACTTGTTCACCTATGCTGGTTTGCGCCAGGTAGTTGATAAGTATCTGGTTCAGGATCGCAGCACTGGTGCTCAATATGAGACACCTCAGTTCATGTACCTGTTGATTGCTGCTACTATCTTTTCAAAGTATCCAAAAGAAACACGTCTCGATTACGTAAAGAAGTACTATGACGCAATCTCCAGGCACAAAATCAACATTCCCACACCTATCATGGCAGGAGTGCGAACTCCACTTCGACAATATGCTAGCTGTGTTCTTGTTGATGTTGATGACTCCCTCGATTCTATCTTTAGCTCTGATATGGCTATTGGTAGATACGTTGCACAAAGGGCGGGCATCGGTATCAACGCAGGTCGCATCAGGGGCATCAACGCTAAAATCAGAGGCGGAGAGGTTCAACACACAGGTGTGGTCCCCTTCCTCAAAAAGTTTGAAGCAACTGTCCGATGCTGCACACAAAACGGCATCAGAGGTGGGTCAGCGACTGTCCACTTTCCTATCTGGCATCAAGAAATAGAGGATATCATTGTACTCAAAAACAATAAAGGGACAGAAGATAATCGTGTCCGAAAGTTGGACTACAGCATCCAAATCTCTAAACTTTTCTACGAACGTTTCATTAAGAATGAAGAAATCACTCTCTTCAGCCCTCACGATGTTCCAGGTCTTTATGATGCTTTTGGCACTGAATCGTTTGATGATCTCTATAAGCGTTATGAATCTGATGGATCTATTCCGAGCAAAACTGTCGGGGCGCAAGATCTATTCTTAGATATTCTAAAGGAACGTGCTGAGACTGGGCGTCTCTACATTATGAATATTGATCATTGCAATTCTCATTCATCATTCACTGATAAAGTTGAAATGAGTAATCTATGTCAAGAGATTACACTGCCAACAAAACCACTTAATCATATTGATGATGAAAATGGAGAAATTGCTCTGTGTATCCTTAGTGCTGTTAATGTTGGGAAAATTAGGGATTTGGAAGATCTTCAAGTTCTCTGCGATCTTGCTGTTCGCAGTCTTGATGAACTTATTGATTTTCAAAACTACCCCATCAGAGCAGCAGAAATCGCCACAAGAGCACGACGCTCACTTGGAATCGGTTACATTGGTTTAGCACACTTCCTGGCGAAGCAGGGCGTTAATTACAACAATCCTACGGCATGGAAACTAGTTCATGAATTGACTGAAGCATTCCAATATTATCTGATTTCTGCTACAGTGGATCTTGCAAAAGAAAAAGGTGCCTGTGAGTATAGTGGCCGAACAAAGTATGCGAATGGAATTCTTCCAATTGATACATATAAACATGATGTAGATCAAATAGTTCCTAATGAGCTTCACTATGATTGGGAGGATCTTAGAACTAAGGTTCTTACCTACGGAGTTAGGAACTCAACACTGTCTGCTCAAATGCCATCGGAGAGCAGTTCCGTTGTGTCAAACGCAACAAATGGCATCGAACCACCTAGAGGGTATTTGTCCATTAAGAAAAGCAAAAAAGGACCACTCAAACAAATTGTTCCTCAATATGCAACTCTTAAAAACAATTACACACTCCTCTGGGATATGGAGTCTAATAACGGTTACATCAATATTGTTGCTGTTATGCAGAAGTTCTTTGATCAAGCAATCAGTGGGAACTGGAGTTATAATCCAGAACAATACCCCGACAATGAAGTTCCAGTCTCAGTAATGGCACAGGATCTTCTAACCACGTATAAACTTGGTTGGAAGACTTCATATTATCAAAATACATACGACATCAAGACTGATGAGGTAGAAGATACCAAAGAAAGTCTTGATAATCTAATCGCTCAACTAGAAAACGCAGAGGAGGAAGAGTGTGAGTCTTGTAAGATTTAAGACGAACAAAGAGGAGAAACCAATGGTTGACTCCATGACCGTATTCAACTCAGAAGTAGTTGACACTAAAAAACAACCGATGTTCTTCGGTAAACCACTAGGAATTCAAAGGTATGACTCTTACAAGTATCCAGTCTTCGACAAATTAACAACACAGCAATTAGGTTTTTTCTGGAGACCAGAGGAGGTCTCCTTACAAAAGGATCGCAGTGACTATCAGACATTACGCCCAGAGCAAAAGCACATTTTTACCAGCAATCTTAAATACCAGATCATGCTGGATTCTGTACAAGGGCGCGGTCCTGGGATGGCTTTTATCCCTTACTGCTCATTACCTGAATTAGAAGCATGTATGGAAGTCTGGGGATTCATGGAAATGATCCACAGTCGTTCATATACACATATCATCAAAAATGTATATGCCGATCCTTCAGATGTGTTTGACCACATTTTGACAGATGATCGTATTGTTGAGCGTGCTGCTAGTGTCACTGAAGCATATAATGAGTTTATCAATGCTGCCCATCAATGGGATAACAGCAGTGACTGGAAGCACGCATTGGAAGATGTCCCCTACGCACTAGAATCAAGGTATGAACTCAAGCGCAAACTCTTCAGAGCAATTGCAAACGTTAATATTCTTGAAGGTATTCGCTTTTATGTCAGTTTCGCTTGCAGTTTTGCGTTTGGCGAACTCAAACTCATGGAGGGATCTGCAAAAATCATCTCACTGATTGCTAGAGATGAAAATACTCACCTTGCTATCACTCAAAATATTTTGAATAAGTGGAAAAATGGTGATGATCCTGAAATGGCACAAATTTTTAGAGAGGAACAGCAATGGTTGACTAATGCTTTTGAGAACTGTGTTAATCAGGAAAAACTTTGGGCAGAGTATCTGTTCAAAGATGGATCTATGATTGGTCTAAATGATAAACTTCTTCAACAATACGTTGAATGGGTTGCCAATCGTAGAATGAAGGCAATTGGACTGAAACCTATCTATGACATTCCCGCAAAGAATAACCCACTCCCCTGGACGGAACATTGGATTTCGTCGAAGGGTCTTCAAGTCGCTCCTCAGGAGACTGAGGTTGAGTCTTACATCGTTGGAGGAATCAAACAAGATGTTAAAAAAGACACCTTCTCAGGATTCCAACTTTGATTTAGTAGAAAAATCACTACAAGCATATAGGGAGGCAGCATTATCTGATTCCTATATGTTTGGTGATTATAATGGTTATGAAGCATTCAAGGGAGAGGATTAAGTCCTCTCCCTTTTTTTATAAATATTCTTATACTGGAACGCGGTAGCGGAATGAAGTCGTTTAGTGCATTTATAACTGAGAAGAAGAAACCTGAGAAACCTCAAGGTGTAAACCAGGCAGATGTTTCCAAGGACGCAGCAAACTACAGACGCGCCCAGAGACAACGTAATGCGACTGGTGGACCTACCACTGGAAGAACTGGTAGCAAGAGTTTCCCTGGCGATAGAAGTGGTGCTTATGCTAAGGCAAAGTCTGACCTAGAAGCAAGAAAAGGATTCTCCGGTTCTAAGTCTGGTGGTCTGAAAGCAGATGAATCTAATCCCAATGTTAATCGCAATGTAAGAAATCAGAGAACTGTAAAACAAGGTATTCCTGATCCATTTAAAACTAAGAATAAGGCACCAGAAAATCCTTTTAAGGGTCTTAAGACAGGAGGCAAATCACAAATACCTGATCCTTTCAAAAGTGCTACTAGTGTGCCTGAACTTAAACTTCAGGGTCCTGCTAGAGCTAAACCATTTTCATATTCTACTGCTGGACCAGCAAGTAAGCAGGCATTTGAACGAATCACTAAGTCTTCACAAAGACTTAGAGCAGCAGGAGTTAGAGGCATAAAGAATCCTTTTGATTCTGGTGAAGAAAGAATTGGTGGAGATACCGCACCACCAAGAAAACCAAGAACTTCTGGTAAACCTACTTCTGCTTCTGTTAGTAATGCTAGAGCAAGTGGAGACTTCAGAGTTGCTTCTGTTAAACCCAGTTCTATGGGACCAGAAACAAAGAAGTCTGCTATAACAAGAGAACTTGCTGCTGCAAAACCTGAGACAAGAAAATTATATAGAGCATCTCCCAGGTCAAGTAGTTTCAAAGAGTTCTCAAGACAAGCAACTTCTTTTCAGAAAAAATTAAAATCTAATAATCCATCTCTCTCACCCGCAGGAAAGAGTACTGGCGTTCAAAGATCTAGTGCTTTAGCAAAACAAAGTCCAAATCCAATGCGTCAAGGTGCTTTTGACGCATTCATGAATAGAGTTGATAAAGCAAAAGTTAAAGTTGACGAACCAAAAGGATTGCCTAGTGGTAAAAAATCATTACCTGGAACTATTGATGTAACGCCCAAATCTCCAAAACCACCAAAAGCACCAAAACCATCATCAATAAAATTACCTCCCGCTAGAAAGACTCCTGCTCTTGCTGCTGCTGGAAAGAGTGCATCAAATGCTGAGAAGATCGTCAATCGCACTCTGGGTAAAATTGGCAAGGGTACTAGTCGAGCATTAGGTATAGGTGCTACTGGTGTTGACGCTTTTCTAAATTATAGGAAGTATAGAAATCAAGGTGATAGTAGACTTAAATCAGGTCTTAAGAGTGCGTTTAGAACCAGTGTAGGATGGTTAGGTGGAGCAGCAGGTTCTGCTTTAGGTAGTTTTGCTGGACCTGTTGGAACGATTGGTGGTGGTGTTGCTGGGTATTCTGCTGGAACCTGGTTGGCAGATAAAGTTTTAGGAACTACTAAAAAGAAAAGAGAAACTGCTAAAAAGTAAGGAGGTAACTATCATGTATTACAATTATTCAGAAGAACAAAAATACTTCCTTAGCGTTACTGATGCTATGCTAAAGGATGACTTCTCTGTAGAGGAGATTGTAGAATTTTGGCAGTCTGAGGACCAGGATCAAGTAGAAGGCATTCTAGGGTCTCTGATGCTCACTGAGAGCGTTGATTATAGCAATCCAGACTTAGCAGTAGTATGTGAACGATTTGGTCTGGGGTGGATTACAAAAGGCGCAAGTCGCCTTTGGAAAGGTCTTAGAGGTGTCAATCCAAAGACTGGTAATCCAAAGGTGTCTATGGGATCTGGCACTGCTCAAGCAATTAAAAATACTAAAGAACCTGGTTTCTTTGGTAAAATAAAAAATTGGTTAGGTGGAAAAGCAAATAAAGCCAAAGATGCAGTTAAAAAAGCACCAACGGGAGTTAAGGTTGCTGCAGGCACGGCACTAGTTAGTGGAGCAGCACTTAAAACAATGGATGTTCTTGATAATATGAAATCTGGTGATAAAGAAGGAGGAAATAAAATAGTTACTGCAGGTGGTGATGGTGATAGCGATAAGAATAAGGATAAGAAGAAACCTGAACCAGTAAAAGGTAGTTCGTGGTGGAAAGATTATGACAAATATGATAGATCAAATTATCTACACTATAGAAATATACGTAAGAAGTAATTATCTAGTAATTGATTTCTTAACATGAATGGTTCCTTCAACCACTCTTGTTTTAACATCACTACTGTCTTTGATTACTAGGTCGTAAAAATATTTTCCTGGTTTCAATGTTGAAGTGACCGTTCTTTCCATGGTCATTTCTATTCTACCACCGTCTTTAAAATCTAAAGCAAATGGTGCAGCAACACTAGAAGTTTCATATCTCCTCATTTGAGCACAAGCACTAAATCCTACTAAATTTTTTTCTGAGTTTGAGGCAGTGTCCTCAAGCACAAATGTTTGTGAAAAATCAGTTCCAGTGTGCATAACAAGATTGACTATAAAAACTTCTTGTGACATTTTTATGGGCAGTTAGTTGAAAATCCGGCTCTTACATTTACAGTTCCTTCGAGAATTATTGATGTAGCACCATTCTCTCTGATTGCTGCGACATCATATAAGTATCTCCCTGGTTTTATTGAGGAAGTTATGGTGCTACCCATTGATAATGTCATTTTACCTTCTTTAGCACTTGTAATACCAACAGTAAATTCATGATGATTGGAACTGTCTGGGTGTTTCCTCATATGAGAGTTTACAGTGAATCCAGTCAGATCAGTTGCTTGACCACCTGTTTGAACTAATTCAAGATCCTCTGAAAAGTTAGAGTGGGAACTTATTGTTAAATTTCTGACGTAAACGGACATCAGTATAACTCTTTATTGATTATTTATCAAGGGCTTGACAAGAACTCAATTCGTGAGTAGAGTTGCTTTGTTAGGTTCAGAGATAAATAATAGCTCATATAATACATTAGTATGAGTTATGAGAATCCTTGGTTATACTTGGAACGAGTATTTGATAGTGATGATATTGGGGATAACTTTGGGTTTGTCTATCTCATTACCAATAAGTCCAACCAACGACAATACATTGGGCGAAAGTATTTTTGGTCTTTTAGAACGCCACCAGGTAAGAAACGAAAAGTAAAACAAGAATCAGATTGGAAAAAGTATTATGGTTCTTGCCCAGAATTAAAGGAGGATATAAAGAAATATGGTAAAGAGTTCTTCAGTAGAGAAATACTAAGTTTACACGCAACAAAAGGAACTTGTAACTTTGAAGAAACAAAACAATTGTTTCTTAATAATGTATTATCTGAGTCACTTGACGACGGTTCGCCAGCATACTATAATAGTAACATTCTAGGTCGCTATATGCGTAAAGACTATGGTAACTTTAAAAGAGAACCTGATTCAAGTACATAATTACGTTATAGATAGAATTCACACTCTCTGTGAAGATGATATAGATGATGCTTATTCACTTCACTGTGAGTTCAGAGAATGGATGAATCCCAATGTTAAAGATATTGATGTGATGTCACTGGAGTATATCGGAGATCAAGAAGATGGAGGAATCATCTAAAACTTTCAAAAGAAAGATATTAAACAAGATTAAATATCTTACAAATCACGGAAAACATTTAGAAGCATCTGCTCTTTATAAAAAATATTTTGAATCATGATTAAACATATTATTGCTGGTTTACTTCTTGGAATGGCTCATGGTATGACTGTTCCTGCTTTTGCTGATCCAATCAAAGAGAAGCACTATTTCAGTGCTCATGCAATGGGATGCATGTTACTCAGGGAATGCACCGATAATGTTCAAGAACTTAAAACAGTTTCTGATCTCAACAAACATGAGGAACTGGCTGATATTGATTATAGTCTTTTTGCTGATGAGTTTAACTCTCTCGTCCGATCACTTAATAAGGTCGGAGCTAAGATTTTTCTAGCAGATATGCGATACTTCCCAATTGGTCATCGTGGTGTCTATCATACTGTAAGTAATAATTTTTTTCTGAACGTTGCTCATATGCGTCGTCCTGGTACAATGATCTCAGTGATGCGTCATGAAGGATGGCACGCTGCTCAAGATTGTATGGCGGGTAGTATTAAAAATAACTATATTGCTATCATCAAACCTGAGGAGGAAGTTCCCAGGATGTATCAGTCAATCGCAAAGAATGCTTATAAATCTCAACCACAAGCAATTCCTTGGGAAAAAGAAGCATATTGGGCAGGTCACACCACGGGTATGACTCAGGCAGCATTAGAATCTTGTGCTGCCGGAACGATGTGGACTGATTATGAACCCACACCAATGACCCGTGAATGGTTAGTTGAAAATGGATTCATTGCTAAATAATATCATTCGCTGCAGATAGCGAACAAAAACCACCCAAGACAAATCCTTTGAAATAATCTCTATAAGTCTTATAATGTAAGGGTTTGTTGTTGGAAAACTATTCTTACATATGACACACTTAACAAGAGATGTGTTAATCAAGAAAATCGTTGCCGATGAAATGGTCGGTCTCGGTGGAACTGATTACATCCAGAACTTAAAAAGTGCATATCACAAATGGGAACATGAATCAAGCGATTCCCTTTGTAAAAAATACAATCAAATACAAAACGCGAATATCTCTGTAGAGATTCTTGACCCCTAAATAAAGTTGCCTTGCTCTTTCAATATGGAGTCTGCTCCAAAGAAGAAAGAGGAAACCAAACAGAATAAGTTTGACTGGGCAGACGAAGGTCTGTCGGCATTGGTGCGCGTTGTTATTCTTTCGTGGTCTGCAGCAATTCTCACACTAAATTATGTGACTATTCCTGGTGTTCCTCAAAAGAATATCGACCCGACATTCATAGCCAGCGTGTTCACTGGGACTTTAGCTACGTTCGGGGTTGTTCCTACCAAAAAGGATAAAAGGGAAGAAAAGAAAGAAGAGGATAAAAAAGAAAAAGTTGTTTAATGGAGTAGGTTATGTCCGAAACAAAATTGAACTCAATAAAAAATAACAATCCTTTTAAATGGGTTGCTCTTAGTGTGGGCAGTCTTTTTGCTGTAGCGCATATTGGTGTTCTTGGTCATTTGATTCATGATGAACCTGATAGACCTCAAGTTCCCCAGATTCCTACGATCAATATTCCTAAAGGTGATTATGCTTCATATACTATTGAAGCAGGTCCAGAGGGATACAGAATTAATTATAAAGCAAATGATCCCGCAATCCTTGATTCTCACAGATCATTAGATCTTGATAAGGAAAAGAAAGGAATGTTTGGTGGTTCTCGTGAGAAACGTAGTGAGACTCGCTACGATCAATACACCATGGAAGGTGTAAGAAATATAGGAGGTGCCACAACGCTGGATTCTGAGGGAAAGACTGCGGAAAGCATAGAGTGTATCGTGGCGGACGCTGGAGCAAGGTCACAAGGTGCGATGGCAGGTAGTGCTATCACTACTGGTCTTGTCGCTCCTGCTGTCATCAACATTCCTTACATTGGATGGTTAGCAGCAGGATGGGCTGCTCTTCTTGGTAATAAAGCAGGAGAGACTATTGGTTCAGAAGTAGGATCTGTATTTAATGATTGCTAATGGAATTATTTCTTCGTCCCTTAGAAAATACAAATGATCCTGTATGGAGTGTTATTATTTCAATAATTATACTCCTTATTGGAGTAGGTTATTACATATATACCATTATGAGTATGGCATTCCAGGAGTTAGAAGATGCCCAATCAAATAGAACTGAAGGACGCCCAACAGGATCAGGAGATAGCACTTCTGAAACACCGCATTGAAGATGCAGAAGGAACGACTGAAGAACTTCGTCAACGTATTCGTAAACTTGAAAAAACTGTTTGGGGTGCTAGCGCAGTAATTGCTGCACTTATAACTATTATTGGTATAGCAGCATCATTAGAAGCTAAGGAGACGAATTATGGGCGCAATGGTACCACCCAGCAGGAAGTCATGTTACAACTTCCGAGTAGTTGAAATTAATAGAGTCGTTGATGGTGATACCATTGATGTAACTATTGATTTAGGATTTGATTTATTCAAAAAAGAAAGGGTTAGAGTCGCTGGTGTAGATACACCCGAAAAAAGAACCAGGGACCTTGAAGAAAAGGAGCTAGGAATTCATGCGACGAATTGGCTCAAAGAGAAGTTGGATGGTGCCATTAGTGGGGATGACGACCTTATTATTCGTACTGAGCTTGTTGGTGGTATGGGCAAGTATGGTCGTCTATTAGGGTGGTTGTATATTGGTGATGCCGAATCTTCATTGAACGAACAAATGATTGATGAAGGTTATGCTTGGTCTTATGATGGTGGAACTAAACAAAAGAACTTCGAAGAACTTAGAGAAATTCGCCGTGCTCATGGCACGTTAGTATAATGCAGAAACTAATCAATGTACTTGCGCTTGCGTCTTTTGCTGTATCTGCTGCCGTTGTTGGTGGTGGCACTTGGTTATATCTTAACAAGGATGTCTTAATTGAAGAAGCAAGAGAGAAAGCAGCATCTGCGGCAACGGAAGCAGTGGCAGGAGCACTTCCTGGTTTGATTGATGCTGCTATGCCCGAACTTCCTGGAGTAACTGGTGGTGCTATCCCTATGGGTGAAGGAAAGGGTGGAGCAGTTCCTGGAATGCGTCTTCCATGAACTTTGACTTAAGTATGGAAGATTTTACAATCATCCAGAATGCCCTCCACTACTATAAGAAAGTTGAGAAGAAAGGAAACTTTCAGCAATATGATATTGATCGTATAAATCAACTGAGAGACAAATTGTCCGAACAGATAATGCCTACTGATGGATATTCCTGAAATTAATATTCGTGATTTAAGTATTCCTACAGTTCCACAATGGGCGATTGAACCATCAATTGCTGTTCCAATTTATCCACCCATAACATCTCAGGTGGGTCTCCCTATTGTGAATATGCCTGGATGTGTAGAATCACATGAAGATAGTAATAAGAATGCTAATTTACCTAATAACGATCCAGATCAGGTAAAGATATTTTGTGATGGTGAGATGCCAAGTTTTAACGCAATCAATTATGATGCTAGAAGACTGCAGTATGAAACAGAGAAAAGATCACAGGAAGTTCCTCCAGTAAAATCACCAGAACAACCAGAAGCACCTGAACCACCTACACCAAAAACACCTACTGCTCCTAGAACACCAAATCAAGGTATTGATTGTCCGACAGAAGCACAGGAACTTAAAGAACCTGTTGGATTTATAAAAGGAGATCAGAAAGTTGTTGAGTATAGATTAGTTGGTAAAGAGTGTATTCAAGTTACAGAAGATATTGGGATAACTGAACAAATTGTAGGAAATATTCCGTCAGCAGGTGCAGTTACTGCTACTGCTTCTATTGCTGTTGTGGCAACGTCTTCGGCAATACTCGCAAAACCTCTTGCTGATCTTTTGTTAAGAGTGGTGAAACCTGTTGTGAAGAAGGCGCTGACAAAGGTGCAGACCTTATTGGGAAAGAAACCCCGGAGATTGTCCCGCCAAGAGGTGCTTGCGAATCAGTACCGGGAGAAGCGGGGGTTGCCTGCTTTGAAGGAACCGAAGAAGAAGGGATAGAGTGCCTATGTTGTGGAATAGTATTCACATTTTGTACTACCACATCAGCACAGATGGCATAATAAGGACTTCTTCTATGAAAGCGAATTCCAGCCTTCATTAATTCTCCACAATTCTTGAGACGAGCAATTTCAAAGTCTAATCTTTTGTTAGCAACCGTTTGTCTCATTAATTGTGTTTGAGTGTCTGCTGCTGCTTTACAGCGTTCCTGTAATCCACCATCAAGTGGAAAAGACATAGTTGCTGATAGACCAATATTAGTGCTTAAATTATCTTTCTGTCCCGTTCTTACTGGTTTATCCCAGACCACCTTTCCTGGATGATCTGGAATTCCGTCTGGTTGAATATCTTCAATGACGATTGTCATATCAGCACCATCTTCAAACCATCTATCTGGTATGCCATCTTCATTAACATCATAAAGAGGATCATTAGGATCGGTTCTGACCCTATCGTCATACCACTCTTCCCAAGGATAGTTTTTAACTTGTTGTTGTATCTCTACTTTTTGACCTTTTACATCTCTGCCATCATATTGTGGTTCATAGTAAATGCCTTCATACGGGTCTTGATAACTTCTACTATGAGTAACAAATGGAGTTATATTAAGAGTTGGACCTTGACAGGAAATTCCACCTCCATATGTGTTAGTAATATACGGACCTTGTAAAACCTGAATAGCTTGGTTCGTAACTGAGCCAGAGCTATTTGCGATTGGGTTTGCTGTTGCTGATACACCACCTACGTTCGCTCTCACTGGTGATGCTATTAGCAGCGCAATTACTGGGTAAAGACACTTGTGGTATCTGTTACGCTTGTAACTTCTGTCACTCTTTGAATAATTGTTTGGTTTGACATTCCTGGACCCGAATACGTTTGAGTGAATTGAAACGCTTCGTTCGGATTTGTTATTACAAACTTCGCTGTTCCCAGATTTGCTGAGGTGTTGGTTGTCGAAACCTGTCCCTCCATTCCTCCGAGTGGATTTACCATTACATTGTTGGTCACGTTCGATGGATTTAATGCTTCTCCACCATTGTTCACGTTTGTTCCAGTTACTGAGTATTGCCATCCTGTATTATAATCAATAGAATTAATAGTTTCAGTCACCTTCGATGTTGTCTCTGTGTGGCTCGTCATTGAGCCCTGTGTGAAGTTCGGTACCACGGGGACCGCCTGGGCAGGAGCAAGTATGACACTTGCACCCACCACACTTAGGACAGACCAAAGTATTGTCTTTCCAAAAGTCATAATGACCTCCGTTATCAGTCAATAACAGTGACCTCAGAGACGAATTGTCCGGTAGCAGATGTTCCGGCTCCACCAGCTGTTACTGTAAGAATACCAGCAGAGGTTACAGTACCTGCTAAGGTATCTTTTGCTCCAGCTGCGTATGAAGTAACGCTTGAGAAGTTTGGAGCAGTACCCAGAGAGACTGCTGCAGTTGGAATTGTATCAGCCTGAGTGTATGATTGGCTGAAGGAGAATGCTGCTCCAGCAGTGTCTTGAGTAGCAGCAATTGTTCCAGGACTATAGACACCTGAAGTGATAGTTCCAGCAGAAACAGTTCCTGCTGTGGATCCATCAGTAGTATCTATATTAGATCCCGAAATACTAAATGAGGATCCAATCCTTGTGGAGGTTGCTCTCGCCGCATCAACAGTTAACTGAACACTTGAGGTGTGTTTGGTTACAAGACCACCCGCATTTGCTGCTCCGGCGGTCGTTAACAGTA